TGTAACCGGCGCAACCATCGCATGATAGAAGTAAACGGCATCGATTATCCTGTGCGCTACAGCATGAAGGCGCTGAAGAAGTTTGAACGCAAAGCGAAGGTGAACGTGTTCAGCTTGAGCGACCCAAGCAAACTCAGCGCAGAGGCCTGTGCCTATCTATGTTTTGTCGGTGTGGAGTGCGGATGCGATTTCGAAGGTATTGAATTCACTATGGATCTCAATGAATTTGAGGACCATGTAACCCTGGCACATGTGAAAGAATGCTTTGATGTGCTCGGAGAATGGAACAGCGAAAAAAAAGCGTAGGCGATACTGGGAGACCAATAGGCTGGAGGGACGTTATCAGAATGGGGATGGGTGTGCTGCACCTGTCCCCTTCTGCGTTTTGGTCCATGACATTTGGCGAGATAGGGCTGGCGCTGGAAGCACATCGGGAGACGCAGGAGATGCGTGAGCGTATGGACTGGGAGCGCACGCGATGGCTGGGCACGATGATCATGCAGCCCCACCTTAAAAAAGGGCGTAAATTAGCCCCAAAGGATTTGATGCAGTTCCCATGGGAGAAGCCAACAAAAGGCAGCCGTAACTTGACCAAGGAAGAACTACGACAACAAATAGCAGAGCGCGACGGATGGCTAAACTAAATGATCTGATAGTAACGATAGGCGCGGTAACACGCGACTTTGACAAGGCACTTGGCTCCAGCATGGCCAAGATGCGAAACTTTGGTAAAAACACGAAGCAGATAGGTAGCAGCATGACGCGCTCGCTGACCATGCCGATCGCTGCGCTAGGCGCTGCTGCCATCAAATCGGCTGCTGACCTGGAGGCGATGGAGGTGAGCTTCATCAGCTTGACGGGTGGAGCGAAACAGGCATCGGATATGATGCGCAACCTGAACGATTTTACAGCAAAGACACCATTTCAAATTGAGGAGGTAGCTAAATCAGCACGCCAGCTCATTGCATCGGGATCAGGCATTGATGAGGTTAATCAACAGCTGCAGTTCCTTGGCGACATCGCGGCGACCAGTGGCCAGCCTATCGATGAGATAGCTGCCATCTTTGCCAAGGTCAACGCCAAAGGAAAGGTAGAGTTGGAGAATCTGAACCAGCTGGCTGAGCGCGGCATACCAATATTCACAGCGCTCTCTGAGGCTACAGGACTGCCAGCCGACAAACTCGGTGCCGGTGCTGTTAGCGTTGAGCAGTTCAATGAGGTTTTGAAAAGCTTTGCAGCTGAGGGAGGATTTGCGGCTGGCGCCATGGAGCGATTGAGCCAGACAGCGTCAGGTAAGTTTAGCACGGCGCTGGACAATTTAAAGTTAGCAGGCGCATCACTAGCTGAGAGCCTTATGCCGGTGGTCAAGAATATACTGGACGGATTTACAGGTTTGATGCAGACGATGACGCGGCTAACACCTGAAACTAAAAAATTCATGTTGGTGGCTGCAGGAATAGCTGCAGCGCTTGGTCCATTGCTTATGGTTCTGCCAAGCATCATCTCTGGTTTTATGATGCTGATGAGTCCTATCACCTTGATAGTCGCAGCCATTGCTGGGCTGGGTTATGCCATCGTAACCTTTGCCGATGAGATAGCTGTACCAGTTACTGCTGTCATCAATTTCTTTATAGGGCTTTGGAATACGGTCACAGATATCTGGAGCTTTATGAAAGGCGCATTCAAAGGCACAATAGCTGGGGTGATGTCTTTCTTTGCTTTTGCTGTTGATGGTGTGGTCCAGGCCTTCAGTGATTTAAGCAACATTATCACAGCAGTCATGTCTGGCGATTTTGACCAGATACCTGTATTGATAGGCGAGGCATTTACAAATGCTCAGACAAGGATGGCGGAGTTTGGAAGGCAAGCAGCTGAGGAGTTTACCACCGCCATCGATAATGAGCTGCAGCGCGAACCTGTGGAGTTTATCACAGAGGACACAGTGGCGCATGCCATCGGCACCTTTGGAGGGCTTACTGAGAAATTCCAAAGCATGTTGGACGGCTTAGGATTTGGTGTCGGTCCAGCTGTGGGCGGTGGTTTGACAGAAGAAACAACGGCTCCGACGGTTGACGCGGTTTTGAATATCGTAGACATCGACATGCCTGAGGACGTTATCGATGAGGAGGACATTGATAAAGTCATTACAGCTGCAGACCTGGTCAAACGTCAGACCGAGGCCATGGCCGAGAGCGTGGCAGGTTTCGTGCAAAGCAGCTTCAATCAAATACTAGACGGCACAGCTACCTTCAGCGAGGTTATGAGCCAGATGCTTAAAGACCTGGTGAAGCAAATCGCTGTCATGATAGCGCAGTTCGTTATTTTAAATACACTTTTTCCAGGCAGCTCCATGGTCAAGGGAGGGCTGGGCAGTTTCATAGGCTCAAGCTTTGGTATTCCAATGATGGCCGACGGTGGACTGTTTACTGGCAGCAGCTTGGCAGTGGTCGGTGAGGGATCCGGCACCAGCTCCATCAATCCTGAGGTAGTGGCACCACTCGATAGGCTCCAGGACATGATGGGAGGGCAGAAGGTTATGGTGACCGGTAAGATATCAGGCCGCGACATCCTGCTCACCAGTGAGCGCAATGCAATAGACCGTAACAGGGTAAGAGGTTTCTAATGGATGCAGTTCGATTATATGGCGAATTCCAGGACGATCTAGGCACAGCCTGGCGCGTCAACATCCACGATGCGAATTTTGTGGGCACAGCTGCTGAGTTTAAGCTGGGCGCCGATGGCTTTGTGCTTAGGTATAGCGGCAATAACGAGGACCGTTATCAGCCTATCATAGGCAGTGAGGTGACATTTACATTGACAGAGACGGAGAGCGCGCACGAGAGCTTCATGGATTTGTTGGCGACACAGGCCGAGCAGCGTTTCAGTGTGAGCATACGCAAAGACCCTGATGGCGCCAACACTTTCTACTGGGGTGGGGTGCTATATCCGGAGCAGGTGATCAGGCCATACGATGCGCGACCAATTCAAAACACGCTCACAGCGGCTGATGATATCGGCAACCTGCAGGCGGTGAAATACAACAACAACGGCACGGCGTACACCGGCGAGCAGTCAGTGGTGGATCACATATTGAACTGCCTAAACAAGACGCGCGCCACACATCTCTGGGGTACCGATGACTTTCTGTACTATATCAACGACTTCAAAAGCACGGACTACATCGATGCCAATCAGCTCAAAGACACACGCATCAAGCATACCGAATTCTACAACGTTGACGAAAACGGAGAGAACGAATATTTTGACAGCTACAAAATCCTCAATGATATAGCACGAGCATTCAACGCGCGCATCTTCCAGGCGCAAGGTAAATGGTGGTTTGTGCCATTGGGTGCGCAGAAGTACAGCACCATGCTGACCATAGAAGGCACGCAAAAAGACGGCACACCAATCACACAGATATCACAAGCTGCAGCCAAAGCTTTTGATGCATCGTTTGAGAGGCTCAGAGGCTATGAATACACGTACCTGGCACCAGCTAAGACGGTAAGCAGGACGCGGCGATATGATGGAAATTTGCCGGTCATATATGACGCGCTCCACACTGAGGCAGAATTTGGTACAACATTAAGCGATACAGATATCGACTATCCACTAGATACCGTTTTGGCCGTCAGTGGTGAGTTTGGATATTTTAGAGAGGGAGACAACAGCGCACCAGGCGTAGGCAACATAGGCCGCGTGATGCTGCGGTTCACCATCAAATGTGGGCAGTATTATCTGAAACGTACAGCGACCTTTGACGATACTGTCCTGACGTACTTTATTGATCCAGGTGGTGCGCTGCAATATTACACTGGTCACGTCTATGGACCAGTAAGCTGGGAAACAACGCAGGAATATTATACTATCGTGAGCTTGCCTTTTGATGAGGCTACGACATACAGTGGCGGCTTTGATTTTTACATCGACGCGCCACCGCTGCCAACAGATGAAACTGGTTTAGATATGAGCGTAAGCATCACAGGAGTGGACCACAATGGATCAAATGAAAGCGCGCTTATTTCGTCAGCTGATTATGATATCGTGGATTTTCGCGCCGACATCATTTCACCCAATGGCCAAGGGGATGAGGTAGTTTTCACTGCAGTCAACAGCGACGCGGCACGGTTTGACATTGAACAGGGTGAATGCATCATTGGCGATGCCGAAACCATCAACAGCATCGGCGTCATCAGGGTCCTGCAGTCAGGAGTCTACGAGCCATCAACATCGTGGCAGTCTTTGAACTACACAGGTGCAGGCGTAGGTATCAGCAGGCTGGGCGTACAGGAGGCGCTAGGCGGACAAAACAAGGCGACACCGGTACAGCGTGGCGACGTCTTTGGCAGTGAAATATATATGTGGCAAGTCATCGATGACTACACCACAAACTTTGCAGGCGATTACGCGCTTTTTGAATTGACATATACAGCGCGGAGCGTCATGAACCAGATTGAAGCGTTCAGGGTGCTTAGAGATGTGACCAATGTTACAACCGGAGTCAGCACACCGCGAAACCGAAACAACGTGATAGGCAGCACGCCGATAGCTATAGCAGCGCGTACATTTACGGAGATAGGTGACTACATCGGCATTGGAGCACGCAACTATGGAAGCAGAAACCAAACAGTAATTAGAACCATAACAAACCGAGCAGGCAGCACCGAGGATGTGGCGGATATTGATTTGCATATTTTCAACACCTGGACCGGCGGCAACGGGGTGGGGTTGATATACTTGCCACCCATCGCTGAGAGTCACGGGCGCATCATTCAATTCCACAGCGACGCAACTATAACAGCAAACACCTATGTGCAGCTGCGACCTAACAGCGCTGACACAGGCGTAACCATTGACGGCTCAAATAGTTACGATTTTAATAGAAATTATGACGGTATCACTATCTTAGGCCACACCGATGGAAACTGGTATATAATACAAAAGAAGGATAAGTAATGACTACCGAGTTGATAATAGCATTAGTACCAGTTGCTGCATCCATTATCGGCGTCTGGGTGAATCTTAACAGCAACGTGGCGCGCCTAAAGAGCAGGATGACACAGATGGAGCTGCAGCAGGATGAATTTAAGCGAGACATCAAAGAGCTGCTCAAGGCCGTGCATAAGATTGAGCTGATGCTGGCGAAAATGCAAGTTGAAAAGTAATGGCCTGGATAATTTTGGCAACTGTCACCGCAAATATCGTGTACAAGGCACGGCACTATGGGCGCGGCGATGTGGCTGATCTTATCATTTTAATCGCTGCGCTGTCATTGATATGGATTTGAGGTATTTTAAATACGAAGAATTTGACTGCAAATGCAAACGATGCAGGGAAAACGGCGAAGGTTTGGGTATCGATCACATGGATTTGGATTTTTTAAAGATGCTAGACCACGCCAGGCACATCAGTGGTATATCGTTTCACATTACCAGTGGCTACAGATGCCGCGCTCACAATAGGGCTGTGGGTGGCTCGCTCAACAGCAGCCACATGGAGGGCTTTGCTTGTGATATCGCATGCACGGACAACAGGAGCAGAGGGTACATCATAGGCGCGCTTTATGAAGCCGGTTTCAATCGTTTGGGAATACATTCGGAATTTATACATGTCGACGATGATCCAGCCAAAGATGCGGATCTTGTTTGGCTCTACAGCAAATGAACGTAAAGCAACAACATCGCACCGTGCACTCTGTTGAGGTGACACAAAACCACCAGCCTTTTTTGTTTATCTCTGATGTGCATTTTGACAGCACGAAATGTGATAGGGATTTGCTAGTCAAACACCTGAAGAAAGCGCGAGAGATAGGTGCTAAGGTTTTTGTGTTTGGTGACTGGTTTGATTTGATGCAAGGTAAATGGGATCCGCGCGGCACCTACAGCGACCTGCGACCCGAATACAAAAGCATCACATATCTGGACGACGTGGTGCAGGATAGCGCTGAATTTCTGAGCGATTATTTAGATATCATCGTTTTCTTTGGACGCGGCAACCATGAGACGGCCATAGAGAAGCGCATGCACACTAGCCCACTGGACCGGCTGGCGTATGCGCTCAATCAGAAAGGTGGAAATGTCTGCGTAGCAGGATATAGCGGATGGCTAAAGGTGGAGATATTTTTCAATGGTAAAAAGCGCTGTAACACCTTCGTCCATTATCATCACGGATTTGGAGGTAACGCGCCACGAAGTAAGGGCGTGCTGCGGTGCGATTTGGATCAGATGCAGTTTCCAGATGCATCACTTATCGTCAGAGGCCACACGCATCAAAAATGGCATCTGCCTATCACGGTGGACCGGATCACTAGGTATGGAAATCTGTACCAGGAGAGCACGCACCATCTACAGCTGGGCAGCTACAAACTACTCGGTGACAGGTTTGCAGGCTGGGCAACTGAAAAAGGATTTCAAACGCCAAGGCTTGGCGGATGGTTTCCTACCTTGCACGTTGATAACAATGATATGCCGTACTGGACTATCAAAGAAGCACAATAAAAAATGGGCGATTTAATTCAAAACTACTGGGCGGAGATACTGCTCGGATTCATGGCCTTTATCAAGGTCATCGTGAACTTGACACCAACAGAAACCGACAACAAGGTATTTGGATGGTTTGACACATTGATCAATGCAATAGTTTCGGACAGGAGGCGGAGAAAGCGAGAAAATTGATATATTTGAATGTATGATTTGAGTAGTTAGATTTGATTTTCGTGTATAAAGCAGCTTCACAACGGTGGAGCTGTTTTTTTTTGCTTAAATACTTGGTAGTTTGTCAAATCGTTTTTACACTTGTAAAAATTATTGGACATGTACGAAGATCAAATCATAATTGAACTGAGTGAAGGCCTGGAGATGGTGGTCACCTACGAGGTGGTGCCAGGCGAAAGAGAAACGGCATATTCACCACCATATCCTGATGAGATTTTTGTGCTTGATGTCTGGCTGTGGCAAACC